TTTTGAGAACTTTGGTGTTTCAAAACCAACTACAGAACTTACAAAGCAAGTTGTCAGCGCCACACGCCCAAATTTGACTTTTGAAGAAATTACAATTCCAATTTACAATTCAACATTGAAATTGGCCGGCAAGCACACCTGGGCTGACATCACAGTGTCACTGCGTGATGATGCGTCAGGACAAATTTCACGCTTGATTGGCGAGCAACTTCAAAAGCAAATGGACTTTTTGGAAATGGCTTCTGCTGCATCCGGTATCGACTACAAGTTCTTGACCAAGATTCAAGTGCTTGACGGCGGCAATGGCGCAACAGAAATCAACGTTCTTGAAACTTGGGAGTTGTATGGTTGCTACCTCAAAGGTGCCAACTATGGCGACTTGAACTATGGTACTAACGAAGCAGCCACAATTGAAATGAGCATTGCTTACGATAACGCCAACCAGACACCTGAAGGCTCAGGAGTTGGCAGTGCAATTGGCCGCACAATTAACGATGTTGTAACAGGCGCTGGTCAAGGCGCATAAGGATAACTTATGGCCAACGGTGGCGGCCCTTTTGGCATTGGTAATGAAATCCTTCAGGGATTCATTGGCAACAATACCTTGCGTGACTACACTCACGCAAGTAAAACTTTCACCACGAACAGTTACGAACTTAAACCTCGGTTTAAGTTCTTGTTCCACGTTAGTTTTACCATCAACACAGATGCCATTCCTTATTTGAGATCAGCAGGCGTATTTGGAAATCAAGAACGCAATGATCTCAGTCTCTTGGTCAAAACAGCTGAACTGCCAAAATACAAAATGGCCACTGAAACGCTGAATCAATACAATCGCAAAAGAATAATTCAAACCAAAATTGATTACCAGCCGGTGACTCTCACCTTCCATGACGATGGCGGAGACAATGCTCGCAAGTTGTGGTACTATTACTACTCCTACTACTATAAAGATCCAACTCAACAGTATTTGGCAGCGTCTGCTACCAATGGCAACAATGGTACAGTAAACAATCAAACCACTGGATCAAGTCTCAACACCAGAGACATCTATTCTGATACCATTCAAAATCGCAACGGCTGGGGATATTCAGGTGAATCCTGGCTGGATGGCACTGGTTCAGGCAGCGGTGGCGGCAAGCCTCCTTTCTTTAGAGACATTCGAATCTACGGCATGGATCAGCGCAAGTTTGCTGAGTATGTGTTGATCAATCCTGTAATATCAAACTGGAACCACGATACCTATAACTACACTGAAGGTGGTGGTATCATGGAAAATAGCATGACTATTGATTACGAAACTGTGAAATATTATGATGGAGCAGTTGGCAGCAGTAGACCTGATGTTAACGTACAAGGATTTGCTGACCGCAGTCATTATGACACCACAGTCAGTCCAATTGCTCGTCCAGGTGGCAATCGCACAATTTTTGGCCAAGGTGGCTTGCTAGATGCAGGCACAGGTATCATTGGTGATTTGCAAAGAGGCACAGTGGGTGGACTGATTGGAGCAGCACAAAAAGCCATGCGTACATATCAAACTTTTGGCGGCAACAAAGGGCCTGGACTGGCAGCCGTGGTAAAAAGTGAAGCTACTGCACTTGGAACTCAAGTGTTGTTGGGCGGAGTAGCATCTGCCACACGATCAGTGATGAACCGTCCCACTGGCGTGTTTATTCCTACGCCAAAGACATCACCGCCTAATGGAGGATAACTCATGAGCACAATAAACGCCGTTAACCCCAACATTGATGCAACTGTAAGAGTTTTTGATAACTTTTACAAATTTGAAGTCAACGTGCCAGCTGCTGAATATGATGTGGTCTACAGCTATTTCTTAAAAGAAATGGGCAACAAAAATTCAGCTGGAAACTTTACATCAAGTTTGTTTCAAGTTGCGGCAAGTACTAATATTCCAGCACTGACGCTACTGAAAGAGTTTCAAGGCACCAATGGAATGAATCTAAATGCCAGCTTGGCCTACTATCTCAATCAAATACGCAGCCGTGCCACACTGCTGGGTGTGGGTGTAGCAGTGGTACCAAACGCATACGTGGCTAGAAACATATTGCAATGAGTCGCTGGGCCCAAGGGCAATATGTAGTTCAAAATCCTGCCAAGTATGTGGGCAAGGGTACACCTAGATTTCGTTCTGGATGGGAACACAGCTTTATGAGATTTTGCGACAGCAACGATCACATATTGCAATGGGCCAGCGAAAGCATAGCCATACCATATCGCCATCCACTCACAGGTAAAATGAGCCAATACATACCTGATTTTTTGATTACCTATCGCAATAGAGACAACACTGTGCGGGCAGAGTTGATTGAAATCAAGCCCAAAAAGCAAAGTGTAGTGGAATCAAAAATGAGCAGTAGAGATCGAGCAGTGGTAGCAATCAATTATGCCAAATGGGATGCCGCAACCAAATGGGCCAGACGCAATGGCATGACGTTTCGAGTAATAACTGAGAATGACATGTTTGCTAACGGTCGTCCGTAAGTCCATAAATATGGCATGACACGAAAACTGGAAGAACTCTTCGATTTACCCCCTTCTAACAAAGAAATAGACTTGGCTGTTCCTGCCCTAGAGGAAAATCGCAACGCTATTATTGCGTTAGATCAAGCCATTGACAAAATAGATGCTGCCTTGCCGGCTGTGCGCGGGCTGGAATCCACAGACCAAGAAATGGACGAACTGGCTGGCCTGGCCACTTCCAGCTACCGAGACCTAATGGATCTTGGCATGCAAGTTGATTCAAGATTTGCCAGCGAAATATTTGGTGTAGCCAGCAACATGCTGGGTCATGCAATCACCGCCAAAACAGCCAAGCTGGACAAAAAACTCAAGATGATTGATCTGCAGATGAAAAAGATGCGATTGGATCAACAGCAATTAGACAAAGACCCAGAAGCGGCTGCACAACAAGGACAAGGCCATGTGCTCAGCCGCAATGAATTGCTGGACAGAATTATTGGTGCCAAGAACCAAAAAGCACAAAATGAATAAATATATCACAGGAACCTGACATGAAACCATTTGCCAAATATCTAGCAGAAAGTGAACGCACGTACGACTATCGTATCAAAATGTGCGGTCGCATTCCAGACGATCTTGTGCGTCAACTCAAAACCAAGCTGGACCAATTTGATCCAGCCAAATTGGGCGATGCCAAGACCACTCCCATACAAAAAATTCTCACAGACTTTCCAAACAATCAGAATGACGCTGTGACAATGCTTGATGTGAGTTTCAAGTATCCTGCTATTGAACCGCAGATCAAACAGTTGTATCAAATGCTAGGTGGTGATCCCAATCTTATTGTGATGCAGACCCAAGCTCACGTTGATGGTTTGGTTGACGAAGCAGATCGAGTTGAAACTGAAAACAAAGACCTGTTGACCGACACAGACTATCCAGCACCTGACGCTGCTCAACGAGCACTCAAGAAAGACTATTCAACTGGCCCGTATGATCATGCTGTGTTGAAAAATGCTTACCGCAGTGATTTCACAGTGGCTGGTGGTAAGACACCACCTGCCAAGACCACTAATGAACTTCCCCAGGGCAACAAAAGCCCTATGACCAATATCAAGCGTCAACCCAAGCCCGCTACCGGCGCCAACCCAAGAGGATAATTGAAATGACATTTTTTTACGACTTAAACAAAAAGCTGGATTCCATTCGTGAGAAACCAGAGACCACACACGGACAACTTAACGAACGTGACATGAGCCGTGCTGCCAAGGGTTACGAAAAGTACGGCAAGCAAGGCATGGAAGCCCTGGCCAAGGCCGGACGTGACGGCAAGGCCCTGGATCCTGTTCGCAAAAAATACGACAAGTATGACGAAGGCGCTACTGGTGCTGCTGTTGGTGCCGGATTAGGAGCATTGGCTGCCGGACCGCTATTAGCGCCGCTAGGTGGCGCTGCTGGAGCTGCTCTTGGTCACTATGCTGAAAAAGGCATGGACACTGAAAAAACTGCCAAAGAAAGCATGGGCGACATGGCCAAGAAAGTTGGCGGCATGGCTAAGAAAGTTGGCGGCAAAGTGCTAGACAAACTAGGCCATGGCAGTGATGCTGACATGATGCGTGACTTGCAACGCAAGATGGGTGTGCCACAAACTGGTAAGAAGCCAAAGACCACCGACGAAGGTGCGGTAGGCGGCGCAGCCGGCGCGACCTTAGGTGGAATAGGGGGTGCATTAGTGGCCGGCGCTCCAGGTGCTTT